GTGCTTACCTATAACGTCCATAAGTTTGTCAAGGGCTTCCATTTTCGCCTTTGTAGCCATTGCGCGATTCTGCGTAATTTCGCTGAGACGCTCTTCAAAAAGTCCAATATCCGCCTCGGCACGGCCATGCCTTTCACGCGCTGTAGCGATGTGGGATGCAGCTTTTCCATAAAGTTCCTTAAGTTTAGCCTCTTCAAAGGCGTGTTGAATGGTTGTAGCCTGTTCCTGTACGGCCTGTTGCTGTTGCTCTTGCTGCTGCAGGATCTTTTCAAGCTTGCTCTTCCCTTGAAGCGTGGCAATTGAGGCAATATAGGAAGCGGGGATAATCCCCCCCAAGATCTGATTGAGTTCGATGGTTTGCTGGAACTCCTGTTGACGCTGGATCGCGGTATTTAAGCCCTCGGCAATCACCACCTGATATTTGCTGAAGATTTTAGAATAGAAATATGGGGAAGGTTCTTCGCCGAGATACAGAGACACTTTCGCAGCATTCCAATTATTCAAAATGATCTGAAGCATTCGATCCCCGAGCAGTTTGAGCGCATAGTCCCATTGGTCGAAGTATTTTTGCAGAACCATCAAGTTCGCTGCTTGCTTTAGAAGAACCGTTAGGCTCGAAACTTGCCCGTCTTCTTGAGCGGACCAGTTTTCGATATTAACCCCAGACGTCGAGAAAATGAGCTGCTGCAGTTGGTTCGCAAGCTCCATATCCGAAGCGGGTACCGCTGACGGCTGGATTTTCTCGCAGTCCATTAACTCATACCCCTCATTAATGAGGATGTCCCAGCCCTGGCCAGACTTCTTGAGATTATCTTCGTTTGCAACCGCGCCTACCTTGCGTTTCCATCCCTGGTTAATAGTTGCTTCACTAATATCATGGTTAATTATGATCCTTCTATTTAATAAGAATTGAGGATCACGCATAGTTTTAACTAAGGATCTGACGCGAAGATCATAATAATTAATGTGAGGCTCATAATTCCAATAAACAGGCACGAAAGGGCAGTCGTCGAATCCAAGCGGGTTATCTCCTTGAAACATAAGCTGGTCATTTAAAACAACAGCCAGTTTCCATGTTGGGGTTTCTACTTCGACAACTTCCATGTCGGGGATTTGATATAAAACCTGATCTAATTGCTCTTGATCAGCAGAAAAATCAAAGAATTGATTCCTTGAGCGGGAATATAACCTCTTTTTCTTCCGTTTCCAGCGATACCAGACATAGGAAAGGACCATGAGGTCGTTTCGGGCCATGTTGTAATTTTCCGGCAAGAAATAAAAACTTCCGTATCTTTGCGGAGTACCCGACATCGGGGCGATATTTTGAAGTTTGTCAGGAAACCGATTCTCCGCCTCTTTTTTACTGATATACTCTTGGCACCATATAAATTGAGCATCTGCAAAACCAGGGTCCCTAGCGTAGGGATCAACCAAAAACGAATTGTACTCCCAAATCTTAGCCTTTAAGCAACCTTGAGCCGGATCGTCGCCCACATAGTCAAGGTAAGGCTGCAAAAGAACCAGGCCGGATATGGTTGCAAGCTCACACGCCTTAGAAAATTGCTCGTTGATAGCTCCAACATTGGCAGCATGGTCGATAATCCTTGTGTATTGATCTGTTGTTTGCGAATCCCCACCCTCACTGGCAATGTAGTTTATTGACTTTCTGTGCTGCCTCTGGTAACCTGTTACCATGTTTACTGGCTGCTGTAATAGGTTAAAATAGAAGTTTTGATAGCTGAAACTTGGTGTAAAATTAAAATAGCGGTTGATAAACGTTTGTGAACCAGCATAAAAAAGGGTATCAATATTCGCCTGATTCCAGCGCGCTTGTTCAATTGGTTGAAATTTCGAATAGAGGTTGTCTAACCATTGACGGACATTGCCTTGATTCGGTTCTAATGCGTTGTTCCAAGGGGGATAGTAGAATGAAATATGGCACCTCGTCAGTTATAACGTGCCATTACCAAATGGGGAAATTAAGTTAAATGATAGATAAATTTAATGAATAACGAGAGCATTGAATACAGACCTCCAAAAGACAGCGACCAAGACGAGACAGAAAAGGCGTATTTAATTTTAAATAAAGCTATGCTTAACCACCCTGAGATTGAAACGTCTCTTTGGTGCGGAGCCTGTTGGACTGCGCTTGTGAATGGGTATTTGAATTCCGGCTTTCCGTACAAGGAGTTTTGCGAAGATTTTGATAATGCTAAGGAATTTTATAAAGAAAGATGGGCCGAGGCACTGGACTAATGGAAACTAAAGAGATTATCGACAACCTAGCAGAACACTTTCTAAAATCCGACCCTAAAGAGATTGCGCTTGCGCTTGCCGGAGTTCTTGTAGATTTTCACCGAATGCACATCTTTTCAGAGCTAGATAGTGAAGAAAGGGCGTCGCTGATACAGAGAATGGAGCTTAACGAAGAGCAGTTTATTGAGTTTGTAAAGTATGGACCTAAAAAGTCGTTTAGAGTAGTTAATTGGCCACGTAAAGACGATCAGGAAGGGACTAAAAAAGGGGGGTAATTATGATTCCAGTTGATAGCGGGAAATGGGTGAAGTTGCCAGACGATTCTTATTTTTCTGCACACCTACCCACATGTGTTAAAGCCAAAGAGCCTCACGAAATAGACGAGTTTGCCGAGAGGAAAGCTGAAAAAAACCCCGCGAAAGAGGAGAATTTAAATGCTCAAGCCAATAACGTTCACGACCAAAAAGGGAAAAAAGATAACGATAAACAGAACAGTAGTGCAAATAGCGTTGCTGTATCTATTTCTAATTGCTTATGCAGCCTTCATTCTATGGTACGCGATAAATAAAAACTCCCCCAACCTACTCGGCTAGGGGAGAAAATAGCAGCCACCTAATATTCAGCTTAGGTAGTGTGTGGTGTCTATGCACACGCTAAGTGTTATAATTCATTTTTCACTTTTTGGCAAGTCAAGCCTTATCTTCAGCGGTCATTCCCAATTCAATCGCATCATATATAAACGGAACCAAACGTTCCCCGTTGATAATGTGGACCTTCGCAATCTGTACTCCAAAAGCAATAAGGCAAGCCGCTGCTGTCTGCGGAGTCACTTCATCGGTCTTGGTCAAGACCCAGCCGAGCAAATCTTCCTGGAACCCTAGAATTTCATCTACGTCATCCGGTGAAATATCACTCATTTCTTTTCTCCTTTCCTTAAGTCTCTGTATGTACGCGCAAACCCTACTAGGAACACTAGCACGATAAACGGGGCAAATATCCTCCACCACGACCAGCTAATCCACAACATGAGCTTTAATCCTACAAACAGGATTAACCATAAATGTATAATTAATTTGTCAATATCTTTAATCATTTCTTTCTCTTAGTTCCAATTAAAGCACTAAACCGATCAGCTATAGCTAGGTTTTGATTAAAACTTACACACTCCTCTACGGCCTCAACAAGCGCATTTATAATTCGGTTAAGATTCTTAATGTATTCTTTATCCGTGTACCCGCGCTCACGCTTCAATTTTTTCGGCTTCATAGTTTTCTGAATCCTCCACCCAGAGTCGCCCCATCCACTTTTTCCCCCTTCACCACCTTATGAGAAGCAATCGCATACCTTAACGCATCGCAAGCATGGTCCAAAATCCCATCCCCTTTCATCGGTTCATCGTCCCCCTTCTCGGCCTTGCGACTGTCCCATACATAGCCTTCAATCTCCTTTATTAGATTTACGCATTCCGAGCAAATGACTAGATTCCCCTTATACATTTCCCCCGCGACTTGCTGTATCCCATAGGAAACGTCATTGTTCGCATCGACGCAATGAATCCCCCTCTTCTGTAGTTCGAGTTTAAAGGAGGCTGCGCTAGGATCGACATAAATGCCCCTGAGGGCATACGGCTCGATAAACTTCTCCACGTCCTCGGCAAACTCTGAGTTGGTCTTTTGCTTAAACGTTTTGGCCGGATTCCAGTAGTATTCCTTCTCCACCCACCACTTGCGCCCCGTCTGATCGTATCTTCCCGTGTTCACTCCAATGATTAAACAGCAAAACGGGTTGCGGGTCCCGTAGTCAATGGCTGCAATCCAATACTCAGCAGCCTTCGGGGGCCGAGCGACAACATGAAGCTTCGCATCAAAGAAGTCATAAATTGCGCCCTCGGCAAGACACCACAGGCCGAGGTAGTTCCTTTTATAGAACAGCCCCGAAAGCGACTTCTTTAGATCGTCTTTATACGACTGAGAGACATAAGGGTTATCATCTATCGTGAAATGTAGAGCATAATAGAGCGGGTCTGTTTCGGCTCTATCAATCCACTGCTTGCACTTGTGCGATGGTTGCTTAGGGTTCATCGCTGCGTAAAGTTTGCTATGGTCCCTCGAATGCCTAGACTGGATCATATCAATCACGACATCGGGGTAGATCGTCATTTCATCGCAATAGGATAAATCTAGGGTCTGGCCTTGAATCTTTCCGAGAGCGCCTTCATCGCCCGCCCCGATACAGACGATACTTTTGAGGCCGAACTTAAGAGTGCCCTTTGAGGACCAGCTACAAAAGGGTCGAAAGGCTTTAAGCTCCTCCGAATTGTAGAGAAGGGAAACAACGTTTGTGTAGATGCTACCCATTGAGAACCCGAAAATCGCAATCGAGTCGCCTGGGCACTCATGAACTGCTTGCAGGAATTTAAACAATGTGCATACTGTTTTGCCGGATCTAACAGAGCCGTGAGCAAGGTTATACTTCGCATTAGCATTGCGGATGAACTCCAATTGCTTAGGTGAAAATGGATCAACGTACGCCATGTAAGTTGACATATACCTAAAAACTTTAATTGGCAAGGAAACGAATGGATTTTGATGCTATAAACGCCCACTATAGGGCTAACCCACCTCAGCACATCCTAGACGATTTAGGAGTACGGCATATCAAGGAAGTTCCGCGGCCCGCAGAATATGAGCCTGAACCGTGCATTTGCGGTAAAATCCACGCCCTAGAGTCCGATTCATGGTACCACTGCTACCAGCCCCTGAGACATGATGGAACAGAAATCGCTATTTTCAGAGGTTGCAAGGAATGTAGGCAAATATTGACTTTAAAATTAGTGAGAAAGCATGACGAAGCCTAAAGCAGAAAGAATGGGGTCGTGTCCGCAAGGGCACAAAGCCTACTACTCGGCCACATGGGATGCAAGATTTTGCCCAACCTGTTGCGAATGGTTAGATCAAGAGTGCGGATGCAAAGAGGGGGACAATGTCCCTAAGGTACAGTGTCACTTCGAATGTTGGAAAAGACCAAAAACACCCGATGAGGAAACATGTTAACAATTGTTTTAAATGAGATAGTCTTTAACCCTAATCCGCCTGTTAAGTTTGAACAGGTCAGCGCAATCGCTATCCCGTATGAGTATACAAGTGACTTGAGCTGGATTCCGAGCAACGTTGAGATTCTAGCCCATGTCAAATGCGCCGATGGTGTGGTTTTGCTTGTGGTAGCGCGGCCGAAAGAGGAGAAGCGGGCATGAGTCCGGACGACTATTTCGACAAGGCCGACGAAGTGGAGAGCCTAGAGGCGTCTATTTTAGGGGCAATTCCAGAAGATATAAGCGACAACTTTGTTGCCCTTGCAGCGTTAAGCAAAGTCCTTTGTGAATATGCTCATAAGGAAAACATGCGCGAAGAGTTCGTATTGCAAGCGATGCTGAAAATCTTTCGGCATGTGGGTGAGCTTAGAGGGTGTGAGAGGAATGACGTTAGACAAAGCAATTAAGCACTTCAAAGAGTATAGAAAACCTTATCGGCGGGGCAAAGCCGTGTCCGTTCTTTGCAGAAACAATAACAGTTGCTCACATTGCAGATCCAATAGACAATATAAGAACGTTAAGCGTATAAAAAGTGCCGAGAGCAAGGCGAATTGGCCGGATGGGTAATTGAAGTTATCCATGCGGTGGAGGTTTGACACTTTGAGCTTGATTGTGAATCACTTACAAAAAGGGGAAAATGATCGAGGAGCCTCATGAAACCTTTCTTATCGAGAGGTTTAATGGCATTACAAAAATTACTAATCGAACAGATCTTGATAGCGTAATTTCAATTAAGCCAATCAAACCAAAAAGAAAGTTTAATGACATACTAGTTATAAAAAGGGGAAGTTATATTATGCTCGAGACTAGTCTTGATTTAGCTAAGGTAGCTATCTCATTCGTGAGCAATAACATTAATTCGGAAGAAGAAAATAAAGGAAAGTAGGGGAAAATGGGCGCAAGACTACTCTGTAAGACATGTAAATCAATAATTGAAAGCAGTGGACCGACGGACGAAGTCTATTGCTCATGCGGTAAGGTCGGAATCATCGGCAATAAGCCTCCGATTAGCATTAAGGGAAGGCATGAGGATTGCGCGCTTGTCGATGATAAGGGTAATGAAATATTTGTGGCGTTAGAGTTACCTGATATGAGCGACGAAGAGGTTTATAAGCAATTGATGTTGAGTATAAATCATCAAATAGAGGCTATGGAAAATTTGTCTCAAGGGGCAAGGTTTTCGCCTTGCACGAACCAAGATCTGCTTGCACACTTGATCTGGATTCAGGCGGTTTTGAAGATTGTTGATCGCAGACTGGCGCAGGCTTCGAGTTCACGGAAGAGAAAAACTGAGACAAAGCAGCAAGCTTAGCGGTGTCTATTTCCTCTGTCGGAGCGTGTTCGATATATCCACGCGATCTACCTATAGTCTTAAGCGTGAAGATGACAGCCGTTGTATTGTCGTCGGCAAGTAGAGCATCAAGGGCGCGCTCGGCTCGGTCAATTCGATCTTCGATCATTTGCTTGAGGTGAGCTTGCAAGTTAGGCGATGCTTTAATCCGTTCGCAAAGAGTAGCCCTTTCAATCTGCAAGATCCTGGCTGCTTCGCTTTGAATCCCGTTCCCTTTTGTCAATGCGCGCATGACCTGTTCATCGGTAAAACGCGACTTTCTTTTTTTAGGGTAAGGTTTGTTTTCGGTTGCCATAATCTTCAATTAACAAACTACGGGATTATTTGCTAGCCACTAAATAAATAGAGGATAACTATTACTATTAACAGCCATGTAGGTATAAACATTTCATTCCTCCTTTTTAGAATCTTGTTTCCCATTCACCATCTATGAATTTATTAAATCCACGGTATTTTTCGGCAAATGTATTATATTTTTCATTCAATTCGCTACTTTCGTTTTCTTCGATACAGTTTTTGATCGAACACTCACGATTAGTATTCTTAAATATATCGTAAAGTTCAAGTAAAGCGGTCCATGATAAAGAATCGGTAATATCCCAATTTCTTTCATTCCACCTTGCGAAGTGTTTTATTTGCTCAGCGTTACCCATTGTTATTCTCCAACAAATTCAGTGACTTTGAAAAACGTTAGCCATAACCCATTGATTATATAACCAATATGTTTAGATTCGCCACTTTTAGAATCAATGTACATTTTTTGAGCCGAATGAGAGTGCAGCTTTTCTAAAAGTTCTTTCCGAGGGGACTTGCCTTCGATCCAATATACTTGACCGTTCTGATCTTTAGCTATCATCATATCTACCTTCTTTTGGTTTTTAACTTAGTAATACAGTTACTATATCATATAGCCCTATTTCCCGCAATCCATATTCTTTAATTTAAACCGCTTGGGCTATTCAAATAATTTTTACCTCTTGCATATATTCCCCCCTATATAGTATAGTAATACCATTACTAAGCGCGCTTGACTCCCTGGTGACTAGATCATCAAGTCTAGCAGGTTGCAGCGGGCGCGGGCGGTAACTGTTAATAAATGAACTGTGGATGGATATGGATAGAATAAAAAACGCAGAATTAATGAACTTCTTCATGCATTTCTGTAAGGACATGAACAAAGCAGCGATGGTTAGCCCATCGGACCTTAAGGCCGTTAAAGAGTGGGCTACAGAATATTGGACCATCCCATGTGAAATCGTCCCATATGGAACGGTAGGCGCATGGAGGTTAGATCATGCTGGCTGTTACGGTGGTTGGCAAATTCAAGAAATGGATAACGCAGGCGGGGGCATTTCTTGCCCTATGGGTTATCATCGTTTCAGATCACGTCAAATGTACGATATGATCTGTTTCGCAAGGGCAGCAATTAGACTTCGAGGATTGCCGAACGTAAAGATTTAATTAACAATTTTAAACATTTAGAAGGAATTATGAATATGGGTAAAGAACAAGGGGGCGACCTCCTTTTTGAAGAAATTAAGACTAAAGTTGAGGCCACGAATTACATTTGCGACCTAATCAACGCCAAGATAAAGGACCTAGAAGGTCTTCTTGCTATGTCTAATCTAGGCCGTTGTGAATTCGAAGTTAGCCCAAATTGGGGCACAATGCGTTTTTTTGTTTATTGGTGTCCTGTAAAAAAGCGGGTAATGGCCTTTACCGAAGATGGTGAAAAACCTTTATTAGAACATAGAAAACCTGAGCGTATGGAATTCTACAGTAAATGGAATGAGTTTTTAGGGCAGATAAATGAATCATTATAAAGATTTAGTTAAAAAATTTTAAATATTTAGCAGGGATTATGAATAAAAAGTTTAAATGTGTAAAAACCGAGGGCAATCATATTGGTTTCGATACAGTGGAGATTGTTGACAAAAGGATATTTAGGGTGATTGATGTTCCCGCCCTCCCATACAGCTCAGAGGAACCTTATCTTAGCGGGCAGGTTTATGAGTATGAGTATTTCTGCATTGGCGATGGAAAGCGGATCTTTTTCCTTTCCGAGGATATGATGTTTAACTTTCAAGAATGCTATGAGGGAATAGAATGACTACTTCAACACGACAAATTGTAGTGAAATGCAGCGACAACCCTTGCAAGCGATGCGGGTGCGACTTTCCTAACATTCCGAGATTTAAAAGGGGATGCGGGGCGTGTGAAACCCCGAATGAAATGCTAAAACGAGTTATGGGGGTGTTTAAATGAAGAACATGCCAACGAAAACTATAAATCGCAATAAGGACACCCCATTTTCTATTCGTTTGTGGGCAACGGGGTTTGAGACTGGGGGGCTGAGTACCATATTCTCGAAAGACACAAAAGAATATGAAACTGCGTGGATAACACCAGATGATATATATTTCACCCTCCAATTTGCAAAAACAGAGGGTGAAGCAAAAATGATGCATGACTTTTGGGCAAGTAAAATTGAAAACGGGTTTGTTCCGACTACCAGTCTAGTAGATAACTTTACTATAGACGCAGCCGAAAAGTTTTTGGAAATTTGCTCCTCGGAGGAAAATAAAAAACATGAAACTTAAAATCCAAACACGGATGGTTTACGGCCGTCCGCTTCATTATCCTATGTGCGATAGCTCTAAGCTTTTAGTGAGGTTAAATCGGCGAACCGTCTCGGCCGAACACACCTTTTCTTTCGTTGACCGTGATTTAATCATTTTAAAACAATTGGGATATGAAATAGAACAAATCCCGCAATTTATCGAGGTTAAGGATGGAACGATTAATTGACGAAGATATCAAAAAGAAAACATTGGAACTGCTTAATTTGCTTTTGGAAGCTGATGAACAGAAAAAGTTTTCTGGGCTTTCGGCATTTATGACCTTACTTTCAATATATTATGCGGCTCAAAATATGGCATACAAAGAACTTATTGAAATTTCATGTTTAAAAATATTTGAACTGAAGACTTCAGATTTATCAAATTTAGAAGGTTTAGCCTCTAAAATTAAAGAAGCCTTTAGTTGATAAAACATGAATGGAAAAATTTAAGGAGGACAGCGGTGGATTTTCCTGAAACGCCTGATGATTTAAATAAAATATGCATTGGTGAGGGGATGAGGATTTTCAATGAATTAAGACTGAAATACTTCGAGAATACGACTGCGGATTTAGACGTGGTGTTAAATTCTCTATGCTTCGCCCTACTCTGCCTCAGGGCAACACACACGAATAAAGAACATTATTCGAACTTTAATACACTTGTGAAACAAATTCTCGACAAAAACGGAAAGGGCTGACTATTTGCAGCCCCTCTTCATTGCCTTCTTTCCGACCTCAACGACTTTGTCTCGTTTTTTATCGGCGCGCTCAAGTGATTTGAGGTCTTTTCCAACCTTTTTACTCTCACGCTCTATTTTCCTAATTTGTTTATCCACGGTTGCTTTTCCGTTTTTTGTCTTTTGCTGCTTTACGGGCTTTGCGCTGGCCGATAACTTCGTCGATAAATTGGTCTAAGTTATCTCTCAACTTTACCGCTTCTGTAAGGCTCAAGTCATAACTAACTGTTACTAGTTCCATTATTTCCCCCGCGCCTTACCTTTATGTGCAGCTTTCTTAGTTTTCATCTCTTTCTTGGGGTGCTCGTGGTGCATCATTTCATGCTTTTCCTCTTTGTGAGCTTTTTTGCTCATGAGAGGTTTTTTCTTGTGGGCCATTGTATTTACTCCTTTGTGGGCTTAATTCGGAGTAAAGTATTTTTATCAATTAAGTGTCAATGTTTTTCCAAGCATCTGATGCTTTCCTAGCCAAGTGGCCAAATACGCCCCACACCGCAACTAGCATTAACCGCCGAAATATTTCATCCCAAGTTTTAAATAATATATCAGTGCTAAGGACAATAGAAATAACAAAGAAGCAGGCGAAATAAACTACTACGTTTGACCGACTCATGACGCTTTGTCCTTTGTCGCTTCGTGAACGGCCCACGTTAGATCTTCGATATGGGCAAGTAGAACCGTGATTTCTTTTTTCATTTCTTGTTGTTCGGCGAATAACTTTTTTCTCATTTTTTCTAATGATTCCTGTAATGCAGCAACTTCGTATTCTGGGCTAAGATAAGTTTGAGTAACCATAAAACCTCCGTTAAAATGACTTAATTATACGGATGCAATAATTAAAAAAAACCCCCTTCATAAAAAGGGGGAAAAACACGGAGAATTCAAGGAGGGTTTTGTTAGTGTTTTTTTCTTTGAGGAACTTTCTGGCCAGCTTTTCTTGCCTCTGATAATCCAATAGCAATTGCCTGTTTTCTCGATTCCACAAGCGGACCTTTTTTAGAGCCGGAATGAAGCTTTCCTGAACTAAATTCGCCCATGACTTTTTTGACTTTTGAAGGAGATTTTTTGCTTTTACTGTCCATACCTTCTTATTAATTGAGAAGGCATTAATCTGTCAACGATGACCTAACTATTCTTTCATGATCCCTTTGACGACGACCGCTCCTTCTAATCTTTTTTTTATTAAGGAGGAATTCTTTTGGATCTTTTAAAAAGACTGGTTCGGTTTTGCGGGCGAATCTTCGCGCTTCATCCTCAGTTAGGAAGGTATAGGAAATCGTCCTGATTCCCTCTCTCCTAAAAGTGACTCTCCACACTACCTCGCCGGACTTGTATTTCCTTGAATGAACTGACGCCATATTTGCATTTTCCTTGCACCAAACTTACACCTATGATATGATGTAAGCATCATTCACGGCAAGAAAAATTAAAAACCCGCCTGGCGGTACCTAGGCGGGAAACCGTGGATGGGTTATTAGAAAGGATAGGATAACAAAAACTGGGTTTAGGCCCAAAGGAAAAACCGTGGAATCGAAAAATATCATTACCGCCTTGCTCAAGGCGCAGTCAGAAATACGCCCCCCGAAGAAAGAAGGGATCAATCCAATGTTTAAAAATAAATATGCTACATTGGACGCAATCTACCTAGCTTGTCGCAAACCTCTTTCGGATAACGGCCTCGCCTTATCCCACTCGGTAGACATTGATGAGCAGGGGCGATATTTTCTCGTCACAACGCTCTTTCATATTTCGGGAGAATCTATTACCAACAAATTCCCGATGCTCGTTGAGAAACAGACCAACCAGGGAATCGCCTCAGCTCGCACATACGCTTGCAGATATGCGACCTGTAACCTCTTAGCAATCCCAGGCGATGAAGACGACGATGGGAATCTCAGCTCGGTCCAGGTTAAGGAAATCGAAGGATACGTTGGCGGAGACAAAGAATTAGCAGATCGCATCTTGAAAGGGTATAAGGTAAAATCATTCGCTGAAATCGATGCGAAAAACTTCACCCCAATTATCAACACACTCCAAAAACGTAAACAGGTGAATGTATGAAATTGCTAACCCTTGAACAAAATACCCCAGAATGGGAAGCGTTTAGAAAAACCCGAGTAGGAGCGTCCGATATCGGGATACTCATGGAAGGGAGAGAGAGAGAGATTCATGACTTGCTCCAAGAAAAGCGAGGGTTAAAAGAAAAATATGTGACCGATGCAATGCGAGGGGGGAACGAAATGGAAGCCGAGGCGATTGAGTGGTTGATCGATAGGACAGCCCCGCAAAAGATCACGGCCCTCCACGACACCCCCGATGACTGGTTAATGGCTTCGTTCGACTTCTTCGATGCAAAAAACAAAAAAGGAGCGGAAATTAAATGTCCGATCGTTGTTTTAGACATGCCGAACGAACACAAGCACTACAAACGCTGGTGGTGGCAGATACAAGCACAGATGGCGGTTAGCGGGCTTAAGAAATGGGAACTGGTTGTGTACAGCCCTGGTAAGCAAGCAAAAGAAACCATTGAAAGAGACGAGGGCGCGATAGTGAAGCTAAAAGAGAAAGGAAGGTGGTTTTTCGATCTTATTATTAATTTTGGAGAACTCTCTCCGATCAACGAAATGGAAATACGCGACGACGACAACACCTCAGAGTGGGCGAGTTATTTCAGAGCAATCGACGCGAAGATCAAGGAACTTGAAGAGGCCAAAACGGTCTTGCGAGACGAGGGCATTGCCATGGCCAACAATGAATCATTCCAATGCAACGGGGTGAAGGTCCAAAAGGTGCTGAACAAGGGGAGGGTCGACTACGAAGCCGCTTGTAAGGCGAACAACATTGATGTGTCGATCTTTATGAAAGCTCCAAAAACCGAATACACCTGGAGGGTCACGGCCTCCTGAGTCTATTCAGTGAAGGGTTTTAGCAGATCCATTACGTTTTTGCTAAAATCCTTCCCTTTCTCTTGGCTAAAATCAACATACGGAGCGAAGATCGGTTTACCGTTCTCTTCCCCTTTCTTATAAGATGGGCTTTGAATGAACGAATGCCCGTTCTTCGATTTACAGAGGCGGAATTTCCTCAGGGTCATGCCCCACGCAGGGCCAAAGTAAATATCAAATGTAGCGATGGCGAAAGATCCGCTTGGTTGATGCTCGAAGTTTAAAATTTCCATAATCCCAAATGTTGCATGTTCTTAATATCCATTATCATAAATTTACCACAATGGGCGCATTCACAACAATCTTTCCAAAGAATTGTAAGATTCTTTTTATTGAACGGAGTGTTGCATCTATAGCATTTTGAGGCTTTTGATTGCGGTGAGTAGAAAAAAGGAGACTGGTGAGCGGCAATGTATCTTCTTCTATGCCGTAGTTGCCTATAAGTTGGTGCATCCATTACCTCTAGTTAGCTTGTGCAAAATAAAATGTAAATTAATTTCTACAAATCGCTTATTCGATAAAATTTAGTCCCATTTTTCTTAAGTTATTCTCCACTTGTTCTCTAAAACCATGGTCCCCAAAGACTAAATGCGGGGCGTTTCCGTGGCCAAGACGGAATTCGACGTAGTTGTATCCTACCACGATATCTTTGTGATTCGGGAATTTAGCCCCTAATTTGACCGCCAAAGCCTTATCAGCCTCTACCCTATCCTCTGGCTTAGGCTTCGCTAAATCCTCTTCTACAGCCTTTATTACCCATTTCAAAATAGATCGGTAGTCATTTCCTCCTACGATGTTTTTTGAGATTTTCCACGCCGAGAGTTTATCAAAGCAAGCTACAGCCGCAGAATCATTCCCTTTGACTCGCCTCTGAATATCTTGAATTTGAGTAGGTGTTAAGAAAACTGACGGAGCTACCGCAGACTTTTCTTCTCTAGTTCGTTTTCGAGAAGAAGGGGGGTCCCTTTCGGGGACTACAGGGGATTCTTTAGAATACTCTTCTTTATAATATTCTTCCTTTATGTGGCTCATTTTTGAGCTGGGGGGGGCGCAATTTTGAGCTGGGGGGGGTTCATTTTTGAGCCTTCGTAAACATTTTTTGAATTTATCGGATAAATATAGCTCGCGGCTCCAGTGGATTCCAGTCTTGTTAGTGTGGATTTCCAGGTATCCTTCTTTTTTGAGGCTGACCATCCAGCGCTTGATGGAACTAACGTCGGCGTTCAAAAGATTGGCCAAATATTCGTTGGTCGCAAAGCAGTATCCGTGCGCTTTCGAAAGATTTCGGACCATCGCGTAAAGCTTTATGCAATTCGGTTCCAGGTTTTCGTTAAAAAAGATGGAGGCGGGAAGTACGCAGTCGAAGGATAGTTGGGAAATTTGCTCTTTATTCATGAAGTCATCGAGTCCTTTTTTTGTAGGATCTCGGTGCAAGCTCAGTTTCTTCTTGCCTTTTGGGCTTGGAAGAAATTATCCTTTTGGATAAGATATCTGGTGTTCTTACTCAGATATCCGGTGCTTGTGACACCAAGTCCTGCAAAATGGCCCGCATCAACGGGCCATTTGCGTTTCCCCCAAGTCTAAGCCAAATAAAGATTAGAATCTATCTCAGAATTTAGGGCGCGCGCCCAACCGAAACACTCGCTCCCTCTCTTTTAGCAGGATTATTGAAGCTAAAAAAAACAGAAAAGGGATCGTGCAAAAGGTCATGATATACCTCGGTTTGGGTTATCTTTCCTTTAGTCCCTATTTATTTTCGTGTCTATGAAGGTGAATTTTTGCCAGGCTAAATATATTCTGTTACAATAACTAACCCAGCCGCTCCTGCCCCACCTGAACCTGCGCCACCAGAACTAGTTGTATTTGCTCCTCCAGAGCCGCCACCGCCATAATTACTTCCAGCAATACCGTTTGCTGCTGTTGAAGCAGTCGTGTTTGTTACTGAAACGGCACCACCGCCGAGAACCGAATTCCCACCTGCACCACTGAATACTGCTGGTACAGCACCCACTAAAGCGCCGAAACTAGCACCTCCAGCGCCACCTACAATATTAGCATCTCCGCTGGCCCCAGATCCGCCCGTTCCGCCAGCCCCCGTATTGACTAACGCAGCACCGCTAGCATCGAAAGTTCCTCCAGTGCCTCCCGAAGCTGTGACTATAGATCCTACTGATGTCGTCCCTCCGGTGCCCCCTGTTGTATTTCCCGCTCCGCCCGCAGTTCCGGCCGCACCAATGGTGACGGTTTGCGAGGACCCTATTGTCGCCACATTGACCGTTTTTCTTGCATACCCACCACCGCCACCACCCCCACCACCTGCTACGGTAGAGGCTCCTGTGGCTGCTGAGCCACCGCCACCACCCCCACCACCAACAACTTCAATGGTGCAATATTTCATATTGGCAGTAGGCGTATAGGTACCTGAATTTGTAAATACCTGAACGGTAATAGTTGCAAAGCCACTGCTCGCGGCTGCGGAGGTCCAGTTGGTTCCGTCGGACTTGAGAACGTTTCCAGCGGACCCAGCGGCAGCGGGATACGTCGGCGTACTCGCGATCCAATTTGTCCCATCAGATATGATTATTTTCCCTGTTGTAGCCGATGCGTTCGGGAACGTCGGGGTGCTATAAACATTGTTTGTCCCATCGGAAATTACAACTTTTCCGGCAGACCCGCTTGTATTTGGATATGTTGGCGTCGAAGATACCCAATTAGTTCCATCACTAATTAAAATTTTTCCAGACGAGCCTGCGGTTGTTGGCAGGGTTGGTGTGGAAGCTACCCAATTCGTACCATCCGATTGTATGAACTTGCCGGAACTGGCGGAGGAGTTGGGGAATGTTGGTGTTGAAAGGACATAATTCGTCCCGTCTGACAAAAGAACTTTGTTGGCTGTGGCTCCCGCAGAGCTTGGAATTGTTGAAGTGGACCAGGTAGGCGTGGTAGATGACCCAGAAAGGAGCATTTTGCTTGCTGTCGCCGTGCCGGATAGGATAGCAGCCGTCGATGCATTGGAATAGAATATACCGCCGTTGGAGGCGGTTAGGGAAGCACCACTACCAGATTCAGCTAGAGTAAGCAATTGCGGTTTGTATGCCATATCAATAAATCTCGTATGTTGGAGTTGCGTTTGCGATCAGATCCACGGCCCCATAGTTAACACTCATCACATAAGAGGTCGACCCATCAAATGTCACCGTTCCGCCTGGCGTTGAAAGAGTAATGTTATGGGTATGCGCGCTTCCCGTCCTGTCTTTTACAACCCATCGTTGATTGGCAGTTGGGGAGTTAGGGAAATTTAATGTAATCGCCCCTCCACTGCAATCGACTGAAAGATAATAATCTGTTGTGAGAACGGTATATGGGCTTGAATTTACGTTTGTATAGGCAATGGAAAGCGCCCCGACTGATTGCCATGTGGGAAGGGAGGCAGACGAATTGTAGGTTAGGACATATCCGGCTGTCCCTGTGGAGACGGATTGAAAAGCGCCTGTGGATGTCGTTCCTCCGCATACTGGCATATAGGCGGTAAAGGCAGATGCTCCTGTGCCCCCTTGTTTCACTGGAAAAGGGAAAGGGACTTGGGTCGTAACGTTTATTTGGCTGGAAGAACCTAAGAATGTAACATCCCCATATTGGAGCGCTCCTGATCCGGTAAGGGCATTCGTATTTGAAGAAATGACAATGCAGTTATACATTACAATTGTTGTTCCAACTCCGATGGAAGCCGCGCTAGCAGACCCCCCCTCAACAATCGTATATGAAAGCGAAGAAAGCCCACTTCCTGCTGTTGTAAGCGACGTGGCATTGATATTATTCGTGCCAAAGTTTGAATGGGAAGAGGTGATAGAACCAGTTCCAGATGTGGACATTGGGAAAGCTATTAGTGAGTAGTATAACTGGGCTGATCCAACTGAAACTGAGCTGGCGACGGTGGATGAACCAGAATTTGTGATCGTTGAGTAAAATAAATAAACATTTCCCGCGCTTGTAGAAACAAAAAAAGTTATTCCGGTTGTTCCCAAGTCTCCAAAGCAATATTTCATCGAAATAGATGAACTAGAATTTGAGCTTGTATGACTAATCCCTGTGTTATTAGAACAATTTAGATAACAGTTTTCTAAATTTATAACAGAAGCCGAACTACCAGAAACCACTAGAAAAAAATCACTATTTGTCTGGAGACGGATATTGCTTATGCAGACCGTTCCGGCTGTTGTAAGCGTTGCTTTTCCTGTGATTGTTACGTTCGGAGTGTCGTCGTCTCCCGAGAAGGCGGCAAGGTTAACTCCTGCCTTCAGAGTCAAATTCTCTGTGTAAACCCCTGGCAAGAGTAAGATCGTATCCCCGCTTGTGGAAGAGGTGATCGCAGAGGCGATGGTCGTGTGCGTTCCGTTGAATCCTAGAGGGTCTACAATCCATCGGGCAGATGACATTGGATTGATGTTAGCTAGGTGGGTTCCGGCGACGACGGTTGAAAATTTAGTCGCTCCTTGTTCAACGACGTGCCCAACGAGCTGGATATTGCCAGCTAAAGGGGTGATAGTTGTCCCTACATCATCGGAAAGGGTTGTGATAGCTCCCGAAGCGCTTACGTTTTGCCACGAAGGGAGAGCCGCATTCCCATTTGAGGTGAGCACGAAATTTGCTGTGCTAAATCCTGTAGTTGCGGATTGTAGGGCGCCTGTGGATGTCGTTCCTCCGCAGACTGGGGCATAAGCTGTGAAGCTTGTGTCGCCTGTCCCTCCGCCCGCAACAACGGCGGTCCCAAAAGCCGGATCGGCCGCCGCTCCTTGAGAAATGAAGGGCACGCCCGATGTGGCGGATGGAGCAACTTTTGTGATGGTTGTCGTTCCAGCGCCGACGAGGACGTTGTGTGATGTGAGGCCAGTCAGTTCAAATGTGAGGGTGTTTAAACCGCCAACAGTTGTTGTACTTCCAGATCCGGCCATAGTGACTTGACCTGAACCATTTGGAACAACGGGGCTAGTGCCGGAATCTGGAAGAAATTCTTCGATCGCCGCCAAACCACCTATGAGAGACGCTGTAAGCGTGTGTGTCGCTGGATTTCCGGCAATGGTTATAGTCGTTCCGTCCCCAACCACATTAATATTGCCGCTCCCATCTGGCCCAACGGGGCCTCCGGTATTTCCTGTGAGATCAATTACAGCTATGGGGCTTGTCAGCGCAATCCAATCAGCCTGTACAACCCCGCCAGTGCTTGTAAACCCTCTCAGAATCCATTCGATTTCTGTAGTTGTGTTTACCCATCTTTTGCTAATCGGGTAAGCAAGGTCGCTTGTCGTTGGGTTTCGTGCTTGAAATATGGTAAGAAAGGGGGCCGTTGATGTGCCCCCGCTGCCGACTGTATTGACAAATTGTGGAAGAGGGTAGGTCACTAGTTTCCTTCTAAAAGTTCAATCGACGGGCCGACGACAGATGTGATGTAAGTCATGGAAATCGCGTGTTTGAGGAGGGCGACTTCTTCTGCGGTTACTTCAATCTCACCTTCTGAGGTGTACAATTTTTTAGCTAATGCGTAACGTGATTGATGTTCTTCACATGAGAGTTTTCTTGGCTGCCCATGTTCCATTTCTGGAGCGTTGAGTGCATCTACGCAGATTTTTTTAAGAAACACATCTTTGTCTCCATCTTTGAATGGAACACCGTCTAGGCCACTGACTGTTACGCAGAAATTCTTTTTCATGATTTACCCTATCTTGGTTTTTGGGAGCATCATCGCCCCCATGGTTTTGTGTATCATAAAAATTATTTGCTAATCAAGAAAAGTTAGGACTTTACTGTGTCAGCAAAACATATTCTACGGTCACAACAAGCGTATTGTCGGCAGCAGCGTTGCCAGTTATTTCGCTCGCTCCGGTGTTGTGAAGAACGATAGCTTTTGCCTCAGCAGACGTTGCCGCAACGATGGCGTTCGCGACTGGGACGGCGCTCGTATAAGTGCTTGCCGACTGGTCAATAAATCCAGTTCCAGTAATGGCGGAGCTTACAATCACCCCAGTTGTGTTCGTATAGCGTAACGCCATGTCTTGCGGATTGGTGAATGGATTTGTTCCACCATAAACTAACTTGAGCTGCGCCCTGA